GCCTCAAGTTCTTCTTTAATTCCAGCAACCTTGGCATTGATTGCTGCTTCAAAGATGGTCTTTGCCTTTTCTTTGAATTCTTCGGAGAGTTCTTCGCCACCGAGGAGAGCATTGACATCTTCTTCGACATCATACTCGGCAACGACTTCTTCAGCAGTCTCTTCTTCGGCAACTACATCTTCAGTGGAAGTCTCTTCCTCTTCGATGGTTTCTTCGGTTTCAAGAACTTCTTCTTCTTCCTTCATGCCTTTCATGGGATCTGCTGGTTTTGCGCCTTTGTTTACAACGTCCTTAACTTGCTTAAGTGTTCCACCGGGTTCCTTAAGTTTCGCTGAGTCATCGTCAGGCTTGTAGTTCTCGGGGGTAGGACCTCCGAGATCTTCGTAAGAACCAGCGACTGAAGTATCCATTCCGTCTGCTGGCTTAGCACCAGAGTTAACAGCGGTTTTGGATTGCTGTGTCTTTACTTCCATTTCTTGTAATTTTTTGCCACGAGACATTTGAACGCTCCGTTTTATCTGTTTTTTAAAACTATATTTATTTATAAATTAATAAATTTTATACTCAATAATCAAAGGTTGTTGAGAAAATCGTTGAATAAATCCAACTTCTTCTCATCGAGTTGTTTATTGGTAACTAAGGTGTTGATTTGCTTGTATGTCTTTTCAGCATACTTTTCACGAAGGATGCCACCATCCCATACCCAATCTTTTCCTTCCATAATTCCCTCAACAAATGCATCGGGAGCAGAAGGATCAGCAACGATATCAGCAGCAGTTGCTAACATGAAGTCGTCACCGACAACATTGATTCCCTCTTTTGTCATTTTAAGTGAACCAATACCACGGGAAGAAACACCGAGTCTTACACCTTCTTCAATCAAAGAAGATGCAATCTTACCCATGGGTGTGTTTAAGATCTTTGCTTTACCAACAAAGTTTGAACCACTCTCTTTGAGTGATACAATTTTGTGAGATACTCTATCGAGATTAACGGTAGGACCATCGGGGTGACCAAGTTCACCAAGTGCTCTTCCAGAGACTACATGGTTTTCGTTATAACGAGAGACCTCGCGACGGAGAGTCTCCATAGGATACATACGACCATTACGGTTCTTGATATTTCCTTGTAGGAAAACACCCTCAATATACATTGACTTCTTGCCGTTCTTTTGTTCGACAAGAAATTCTACTGATTCAATTTCTTCTCTAATCAGTTTCATCAGGATGGTCCTCCAGCGGTTTGAATTTGTTGTGCATAAAACATTCCAGTTCCAGCAATTGCTTCTGCAGAAACTTTAAAGTCGTCTCTTAGTTCTGCATAATTAAAGTCAAATGCTGTCTTAATTCCAGAAGTATCTGCATTAACAACAATACGAGTATTGTAGAAACCACTAAATCCTGCGGTGCTATTTACTGAAAGAACACCTACATTAGTCAGTTTATCGATATACGCATATTCAAGATTTCCTTCTGTTTGGGATGTACTACCATTAATGCTTAATGATACGATGTCATCTTGCTCAAAAGGAGATCCAGTTCCTTCGGGAAAATCAATAGTTGTTGTTGTCCCTGTAGTGATGGCAACTACTCTTTGTGAAGATGGTCTTCCAATAGAGAGAACTTCTGGTTCGCCAGTAATCACAACAACGTCTGTAGTCGTAGCGGTTGGATTAGTTCCAACTGCAACATGAGCAGCTTTATCAAGAGCAACTACTCTAATGTATTCAGATTGGTGTGAAATAAACGACGAAACCGCCGCTGTTCCACTAGTGGCGAAACTAATACCACTTCCTACAGGTTTTAACGCCATTATTCCTTAAAGTTCATTTATAATAGTTATTTATAAATCACACACCATCAGTTGCTTCAGGTGCCTCATCTTCAATCTCTGCTTCGATCTCATCATTACCAAATACTGCGTTTGCAGCGTAAGGTTTGAATGCATCTACTCTCTCTGCAGCTTTGGAATACAACAAATCTTTGATTCCGTCACTGATTTGTGAAGGAGATTCGTCATTCACAATAGCATCTAATAGGTCTTCCATTTAAAAATTCTAAAGGTTAACTTTAATATTTATATCTCACCGCCCTTGGGCAGTTCAGGTGCCTCAGTTGCAGATCCATCAATTTCAGGTTCCATCTGAGGTTGACCTAAATCCATGCCTGCTGCACTTTCATAAGGTTGACCGGTTGCAGGGTCAATAGTTGCAGGATCAGGAATTTTTCCTTCCTTGATTTCTTTTTCAATCAACTTGTCTTGTTCGATGATTTCCATGTCAGTTTGACGCAGAATCTTACGGCGAACATAATCCTGAGAGTAATACTTGCCGATATAAGGATCTGCTGCCTGAGCAAGAGTTAGTCTTTCGTTCAGAAGTTCTGCTTCTTTTAGTTCGGAGAAATGATTATCATAAAGGAAGTCATATTGAATGTGCTCACTCATAAACTCCCAATCTTCAGGAGTGATGATATTCTTAAGGATAAGTTGAGTCTTCAGCATGTCATTAAACATGTTGGAGAAT